ACGCCAGTCCAACAGGCAGCTGGCGCACAAAAGCCAGCAGATCCTGCGTCTTACTTTGCGACATGTTAGAGTCTCACACGAGAATGTTCACCACGCCCCCGCAGCTCAGCTGTAGGGGCGTTTTTTCATGGTAGCCAAGGGGTCAAGCAGGTGTTACTGTGTAAGGCGTTGGCACTCCTGCCGACCACACCAAACACCTAAACCATGGCCTTTCTTTCAAAATCCGCATCAGCAAACGTCAACGGCGGCAACAGCGGTGGCGGCTACCTCAGCCTCAGCAAACTCCCTGATGGTGGCTCCGTCCGCTTCGCCCTACTCACTAACGAACCTCTGGAGTTCTACGAGTCCTGGGGCGCCGCCAACGGCGTCAACAAGCCTTTCCGTTTCGACTTCGAGCCCACCTACGAGGACGTGGTTGCCGAAATGGGCGAGTTCGAGCCCCGCGAAGGACGCGGCGGCCCTGGAACAGCAGACGTGAAGTTCGCTATCGCCTGCCCGGTCTACAACTACGAGTCCGGCAAAGTCCAAGTCCTGCAAATCACTCAAAAGTCGATTCTCAAAGAAATCGACCAGATCTCCCAAATGGAGGACTACTCCAACCTGCTGGAGTGGGACTTCACGATCAGCAAGAAAGGCAGCGGTCTGCTTACTGAGTACACCGTGCGCCCCGTTCCCCGCAAAAAGGGCAGCCAAGAGCACATCGACGCCGCCTGGATCGAGGCCAAATCCGAAGGCTTCGACCTCACCCGCCTCCTGACCGGTGGCAACCCCTTCAAGGCCGCCTGATGCGACCACACTGGTTAAACCGCGCTTTTGACTTATCCATCGGGTTTGTCATTGCCGGTGGAACCATTGCGGTTATCGCTCACGCCATACGTTGCGTAGCCCGCTAAAAACAACCGCCCCCTTTACCGGGGGCTTTTTACTGGTACTATGAGAGTGGGAAAAACTATTCAAATGGCCTCCAATACGCAAGACACACTGGCATCACTGCGTAAATGGAGACTGGAACAAGACAATTCAGGCCCCTTCCGGGTCTACCGAGACATCAATAACAACATTTACCATAGTGTTACACACATCCTAAAGGAAACAAGCGATAAGACCGGACTGGAGCGCTGGGAAGCTCGCCTGGGACCTGTCGAAGCAAGCTGCCAGCGCAACATTGCCGCAACACGCGGCAACATGGCCCACGGCCAAGCGGAGTATCTATTGAAAACGGCAATGCAGCTGGCACGTTCCACTGCAAACAAGCGCAATTCAATTCGCTGGGACGACAACGGCCTAGCCCGCATCCCAGTCCCGATCACACAATGGGCACTCAAACGAGTCCGCCCAAATGTTCCCAGGGTTGGCTGGAGCGCATCCGGCTACGCCCGAGGTTTATCCGACTGGATCGCCGAGAACGTCACCGAGATTTTCGCCAGCGAATTTTCCATTCACCACCCAGCCGGCTTTGCTGGCACCTGTGACGCCTTGATTGGCCTCAAGAATAACGAGCTGGTACTAGCTGACTGGAAGACCAGCGTGGGCCGCAAAACCAAGACCGACGAAGCCGGACTGGAGCGCCTCCCGCCCGGCCATTCATACATTGACCAATGTGGCGCCTACTCACTGGGCCTCACCCACCTCACCGGCCTCAAACCGACTGGAGCAGCCATCGTGCTGGCACGCCGCTGCGGCGCCCCGAACATTCACACGATGACTAGGGCAGAATTAGACGACGCTGAACAGTCTTTCCTGGAGCGTTGCCATTCATACTTTGACGCACTACAAAACGCCATTCATGTCTCGGCCTAAAGGCCTCGACGAAAACCCATTCATGACTGGAACGCCATTCATGTATTGTTTCGGCCATTCATAATGCCAATACCTGGTATTTATTGGCGATCCTGCTGATACTTCCTCCCATGCTGGGAGTTCCATTGGAAATTGCCTGGCACTCAGCCCTGGGGGGGTCTTGGGGTGCGTCTCATGCGTCTTACTGAGAATGGGAATGAGAATCATTCTCAAGCCAAGGCAAAAGGAACGGCTCCCGTGGTGGGAGCCGGATTGGAGCATCAATGGATGGTGACGGTAGCAGTCCCGTTGACTGGAACTCCCAACCTGTAGGCAGCCCCGGCAGAAAGATCAACCGATCCACACTCACACCTATCGGTGACTGGTACGGTCAACACTCGCCTCTGGTGTTGGATCCGTAGGCGAGTCCCGCACGGCAACCAAGGGTGAGCAGCACTCACCCCCCAGTGCTGGTACGTTTGCCCACAAGCTGTCGTACGACCGTGATACCAGGGGTGATACACGGTCGCCGTAGCTTGCCTGGCATCGGCTGGCGCGTGAGTGGCTGCCAGCAACCACAGAAAAACAAGCCGTCTCATGCTGGCACCTTGCGTGAGGGCTGAGCTTTGCCGGCATCCGATCGCGTCTTGCGTGGGGCACCCTTGCTGGCACGGGTCCTACTGACTGGGGCTTTAGGTGGTTCCGGTGTGCGCGGAATAATTCCCGTAGCTTGTGGAAAAAGTTCTGCGGGTATGTCGGCCCCACCGTTGAGGGCTTGGGACGCACGCCAGTAAGGCACAAGCTCGCGCCACACCTGTAGCGGGCCTTCTTTACCGTGGGCGGCCTGCAGAGCCAGCAAATCAGCCCAGTCTGAAGCTTCGATGCTGGAGCGCTCAACTGCCCAGCGGAGGTCGCGCAGGTGACGCTTCTCAAGTCGCAACTGTTCGCGCTCAGCTTCGCGGGCTTCACGCTGGCGCCCCTTAGTCGTCCACTCGCCTCCGGTCACGAGAGAACCTCCCGCACCCACGCTTCACACTGCAGCTGGCACGCTGCTACAGCATCCGGCGCCAATTCCTGCCGTTCAAAGGTTCCACCAGTCAGGCAAAGCCCTTCGCCAGCCGGGATGCCTTGGAACGTCGACAGGTAGTAGGCCGAGCACTCGATCCCACCGGGATACCGGAACACGACAATCGGTTCCGGGTGCCCAGCTGGGATTCTGTGAATCGCTTCAAGATGCACCGAGAGGGTTTGCCCCTGGCGCGTGGTGGTTTGCATGGTGCCCTATGGGTGAGGGATACCCTGCGACATTAGCGCAGCGGTCAACCCTTGCCAGCTGGCTCTGATGTAGTATTGTGGGGAAGTAACCAAGGCACATCCTGCCATGCAAACCACCACACCAAAAGCCAGCCCAGCACTGCTGGAGCGTATCGGACGACTGGAGATTTGCTCCGGACATTGGGTCCTCATCCGAGACGGCGAACCCGAGACGGATTGTTCCCATCAGTGGCACCACACACCGGAGCGCCACCTAGAGACCTGCCTAGCTGAGCGCTGGCGCGATGTCTCCCTGGGTTTCGTTCCTTCCTATTGCGGCTGGAGTGATTACGCCAGCACCGGCCTAGTGGGCAAGGCTAACTACAACGTCTTAACCGATCCCGCCAGCACACCCGACCCTTACGGTGGCATCCTCACCGTGGGCTATGGGTGGAACGGATCCGGCGTTGTGCTGGATCTGCTGCGGGTCCCGGCAGACGTGCTTGAAACCGTAGAAGCGCTGGAGTCCTATCCGCTGATCTCTGAAGATGAGCACTCCACACTGGAGATGGAGGAGATTGATCGGGCCTGGCAAGACTGCTACGCGTCAGACTGGCGCGATTCAATCCGGGATCAACTGGCTGCCTACTGTCCTGAAGCGGTGCTGGAGCAAAACCAGTATGGGCCGAGCACCGCGAAGTATTGGGCCGATGATCAGCTGGACTCCCTGCCCGATGATCAGCTGGAGCGCGATCTGCTGGAGCTTTTCAACGCTTGCCGCGAAATGGTCGGCGAGGAATGGGAAGTGCAGGACCTGAGCACTGGCGCCTACATCAGACTGGAGCGGATCGCCGCAGGAATCGACCGCCTGGATCTCGTGGCGCTAACCGGCCTGGCACTGCTACCACTCGATCAAGAATGGCGCCGGGAGTCCTATCCGTGGCCGGACGGCTCCCGCGACGCACTGGCGCCGGCCTTGGCTTGACGCCGGGCCGGATCCGGTTCTACACTCTCACACGAGACCCCACCCATAGGCTCACACCATGATCACAACCACAGAAACCCACGCTGCCGCTAACGCCGCTGCATGGTGCGAAACCATCCTGTCCCAGCTGGATCGCCTTAAGGCTGCCTGCCGCGAATCGGACGACGCGTATGAGGCTATCCGGCAAGAGATCCAAGAATCACCGCTAAGCCTCTCAGTGCGCAGCCACTGGGTCGACTTGGGCGAACCGCTTAAGCCTGCTCAGTTTTGCATCCTGTTGAGCACCGGAGGGCCTGGCCTACGTATTGTCGGCGGACTGGGGCGGTTCAACTGTCCGGAGGATGCCCGTATGGAGTATCAGGATTGGGGCACCCCGTGGACTGAGTACCGCGCTATCGGTTCTGTGGTGTTGGATTCTTGGGCTGCGCAGTTCTGGTGGGGTGACTGATTCCGTTACCTACCGATCAACGGCCCGGCCAGTAGGTCGGGCTTTTCGCTGCAAACGTGACAGCAGGAGAGGTTAGCATTGACCCATAGAGTTTGTGACTCAAACGGTGCCCGATTCTGACAAGTTGGAAGTAACAAAACCGACGACCGTTGCTAATGACGAGTCGAAGCGCTGGCGCGGTGGTAAGGGGTCGAGCGTACGTGTAGAAGAACGGGCGAATTGGTGTTACGCGGAGATTCTGAATGGTGGCACGCGTAGGCAGATCACGCAGAAACTAGCGGATCGCTTCGGGGTGTCTGTGCGCACGGCAGACGACGACTACAGCCGCGCAGCAGAGATGCTGAAAACGGAGCAAATTGCCACACGAGGCGATCTGCTGAACCAAATACAGGCATTGCGCCTTTCTGCCTGTCGTAAGGCGATGGCAAAAGGTCAGCTGCAGACTGTGGCGATGCTGCTCAAAGATATGGGTGCGGTCATTGGCGAGGCTGCACCCGAGCAGCAGGCAGCCGCTGCCCCTACGCTCAACATCACGGTTGAAGACAAGCGCCAGGGCTAGGCATTCAGCCATTCACGCTTGCCATTCACGGGATAGTGTGCAACAATAGCAGGCAAGCTCACCGCGCTTTCTCATGTCTTCCCGCCTTTTCACCTTGGCCGCAGTGCTGACCGCTTGCGGTGTGCTCGCCATGGGTGCCGACAATGCAAACCAGCTGGCACGCTGTGAGTCTGCCGGTCGATCGGCTGATGAATGTCGACTGGTGGTTCTTGGTCGCTAGCGGCTTGTGCCAATTGGCGATCCGGTACAACTCCGTCCGGATTGCTCGCAATCGGCCACCAAATCGACTAGACTCACACAGTAACGCTCACCCATAGCGAACCATGACCTCAGTCCCCAGCCGCGCTACCAAGGCTCAACTGTGCGAGATCCTCTCCACCACCATTGAGCAAAGGAACCGCGCACTGCACACTGCAGCCCAGAGTCAGGAACAGGCCACCACAGCACTGATCATCACCATCGTTGCATTCTGCCTAGGGTTGCTGTTCTGATCACGCCGAGCCGGGGGGCGACCTCCGGCTTTTTTGTGCCGTGGGCGGCACCCAGGGAACCTACTGGCATATCCTCAATTTCTTCTTCTGTACTACACCGGGGGCAGGGGTTCAAATCCTGTACTACCCTAGAAGGTACCCATACCCCAAAAAATGCCCGATTCTGCTGGAGCACTCACCCTTCGCTACGCGCAAGGCGAAGTATTTTCCAGCCGAAAACGCTTCAGAGTGTTGGTAGCTGGCCGAAGGTTCGGCAAAAGTTATCTGTCATGTATCGAGTTATTGCGTGGGGCGATCGAAAGGCCGGGCGAAACTTTTTTCTATGCCGCGCCTACATACCGGATGGCGAAAGACATTGCCTGGAAGGTAATGAAACGCCTCGTCCCGAAAGCTTGGATCAAAGCAAAGAACGAGACCGACCTCAAGATCGAGCTAGTGAACGGCTCGACCATCGAACTGAAGGGCACTGAAAACGCAATGGCCCTCCGAGGCCGCAGCTTGGCTGGCGTGGTGCTAGACGAAGCCGCCTTCATGGACGCCGAGGTCTGGTTCGAGGTAATCCGCCCCGCCCTTGCGGACAAACAAGGCTGGGCACTATTCATCTCCACCCCGGATGGCACCGCCAGCTGGTTTTACGACCTCTGGTGCTATTGCGAGGAAGGCGATAAGGACTGGCAGCGGTGGCAATTCACCACGATTGACGGCGATAACGTCCCACCGGAAGAAATCGAAGCCGCCCGCGCCCAACTCGACCCCCGCACCTTCCGCCAAGAATTCGAAGCCAGCTTCGAGAATCTCAGCGGTCTTGTTGCTGTTTCATTCGGCGACGACAACATCGATAAACAAGTCCAAGACCTACCCGTTTTACCCCTATTGCTTGGAGTGGACTTCAATGTGAGTCCGATGACGGCTGTCTGCGCCGTCAAAAAAGGCGAAGACTTGTGGGTATTTGACGAGATCGTACTGACTGGTGGAGCGACCACCTGGGACCTCTGCGAGGAGGTCCAGAACCGCTTTGGCGTAGAGCGCCGCGTGATCGCCTGCCCGGACCCTACAGGAGGCGCCAGGAAGACCTCAGGCGTTGGCGCAACCGACCACAACATCCTCCGCAAATCCGGTTTTACGGTCTCCAGCCCCCGATCTCCCTGGGCCATTCGTGACAAAATCACGGCTGTCAACACAGCGCTGCTAGATGCGTCTGGACGCCGCCGGTTATTTATAAATCCAAAATGCAAAGAGTTAATTAAGTCTCTACGCACACTCACATACGCACCCAATTCACAACTACCCAACAAAAATTTAGGTGTAGATCATAGTTTTGACGCTCTGGGCTATATGTGTTTGCAGGTATTTAACCTTGCAAAAGGTGAAAACATCGGAAAAACTAACTATAGAGTTTGGTAGCATTTACCTCTTTTTGTCTAGCACGCCACGCACGCATTTTGGCCCTGTTATTGCACCGTTTGCAGCAAAATTTTTGCCTAAAATTAGTAGGTTTAAACTCGCTGAAGCACTCCGTGCACTGAAGGATGCCCTTGCTTGCCATAAGCGCGTCAAAATGCTCTTTATGCCATTTACTGCCCTCTTCCGATTTATGCCAAGCTTTTGCTGCCTCTTTACCTAATTGTTGAATAGTACGCATATGTTCTTTTGCTCTTTCCGTGGAACTGTGCGCGCGTACGTGCTCCTTTCCATCTACAAGCTGTAAGTTGTCGATCTCATTATTTCGCCGGTTTTGGTCGATGTGATGCACGTGGTGGCCAGCTGGGACGGGGCCGTTATGGGCTTCCCACACATCTACATGAAGCCTCCGTGGCGCAACAAGTCCTTTGTGCCTCGCGTAGTACCGCCCGTCCCAGTAATACTCATGCTCACCGACTGTTATCCGGTCCATTGGATGCGCTAGGTAGATGCTTTAGGGTACAGGAACGGCATAAATCCGTCAACCCCCGTAAGCTGTGTTTACTTGCCCTGCAGATATGGCTAAAAAGCCCACTAAAGGCCAGAAGAAGGTGGAAAAAGTCATGTCCGAGTACAAATCTGGCGCACTGAAGTCCAGCTCGGGCAAAAAAGTAACCAACCGCAAGCAGGCCGTGGCGATTGCCATGTCCGAGGCTGGCATGACCCGCAAAAAGCGCAAGAAGTAGACCGATGGCACGCAAAAAACCCGGCGACCCCGGCCTTTACGCCAACATCCAGGCAAAGCGGAAGCGCATCGCAGCCGGCAGCGGCGAAAAAATGCGCAAACCCGGCACTAAGGGTGCCCCCACCGCCGCTGCCTTCAAAGCCGCCGCCAAAACCGCCAAGCGACCTAAAGGTCGCAAATAACCCGGAGATAAACCATGGCCGCCAAAGCAATCACCACTAAGGATTACTTCACCAACATCGTTGAATACACCGGCGCAAACTTGACCGCTGTAAACGACTGGATGGAAGTCTCCGCTCAGTCTTCCAGCTACACCTTTGCGGCCACTGTTACCGGCGGCGCCAACTTCCAACTAGCCCTGGAATGCAGTTTCAACGGTAACGGCAACTGGTTCACCATCGACAACGGCAAAACCATCAATTCCAACGGCCAATACGTCTACTTCTATGACGGCAAACCTGCCGCCAAGATCCGTATGCGCATTGACTCCATCAGCTCTGGTACCCCCACGGTGGTACCCCACATTGCAGTCGCTTATCACGGCTAATGGCAATCCAAACAGTGAACGGAGGCTGTATTCACATCGAAATTGATGCTGAAGACGGCCTCACCCACGCCACATTCGTCTTCAAATCACCCCAAAATCCAGAAATCTTGGGCGGTTTCGTAGCAATGCTTGCCCAAGGCATTGAAGTGCTGGTGCCAATCTCCGATCCTGACGACGAGGAAGACGACGATGATTGAGTATCGCGGCGAAAAGTTTTCGGGCTACAACAAACCCAAGCGCACCCCAAACCACCCCAATAAATCACACGTCGTTTTAGCAAAAGAAGGCGATAAGGTAAAACTTATCCGCTTCGGCCAACAAGGAGTTTCTGGTTCACCCAAACGCGAAGGTGAATCAACCGCAAATAAAGCCCGCCGCGAAGCCTTCAAAGCACGCCACGCAGATAACATCGCCAAAGGAAAAATGTCCGCCGCCCACTGGGCAAACAAAACCAAGTGGTGACTCTCTGCCAAAATGAGTACAAAGTAGGAGCCTAGCCGTGGTCTACAGCGCCAACATCCCGCCAACTGGAGCTGTAGTCAGCGAATCCCCGTTCGTCCGCAGCTTGGACGTAATCGCAATGATGCCCGACTGGAGCGTCATGGCAGCCGTCACTCGTGGCACCAACTACATCCGCGACCTGAGCGAAACATATCTTCCGCAAGAACCCCGCGAAGACGACGACGCCTACCAAACCCGCGTCGACCGCAGCGTCCTCAGCCCCTACACCAGCCGTTTAATCGAAACTGCCGCTGGCGCCATCCTCCGCAAACCGATCCACATCGAAGGCGACCCCTACTGGCTGGAACTCGCCCAAAACATTGACGGCCTGGGCTCAAACATCAACGAATACGCCCGCCGCGCACTGGTAAGCAGCCTCACCTACGGCCACAGCGCAATTTTGGTGGACTACCCAGCAGCGACTGAAGCCCGCAATTTGGCCGAAGAACGCGCCATGGGCCGTCGCCCCTACTTTGTCCACGTTGACGCCCCCCAGATCTGGGGCTGGCGCAAAGAACCCGGCACCAACCGCTTGTTGCAGGTCCGCATCCACGACTACGACGTCCGCCCGCTGAACGAATTTGGCGAAGAACAAGTCGAGGAAATGCGCGTCATCTACCCCGGACGCTACGACCTCTACACACTGGGCCAAGAAGTCGTCGAGTTCACGGCAACTGGCGGCTACAGCCTCGACGAAATCCCCCTAGTCCCGATCTATAGCAACCGCCGTGGTCTGTTGATATCCCAACCTCCGCTGCTGGATATTGCCAACCTGAACATCACGCATTACCAACGCCAAGCGGACCTGATCCACGCGCTCCACATAGCCGCTATGCCCACCCTCGTCCTAGAGGGCTGGGACGACACAACTGGTTCCGCAACGATGGGCGTGAACTACGCCATCGCCATGCAACCGGGCAACAAGGCGTATTACGTACAGGCTGACGCCACCAGCTTCGACGCCCAAATGCAAGAACTCCAGTCACTGGAGGGTCAAATGTCCACGCTTGGCGTCACTAAGCTTTTCGGCCAAAAGTTCGTTGCCGAGTCTGCCGAGGCCAAGCGCATCGACCAAGCCCAAAGCAATAGCGTCCTCTCGATCATCAGCCAAGAACTGGAAAGCGCCCTCAACCAAGCCTTCAGTTTCGCCGCCCAGTACGTGGGCATGGAACCTCCTGAAATCACCATCGACCGCGACTTCGACTACTACCGCCTGATCGGCCAAGACGTCTCCGTCCTGGCCCAACTAAACCAGATGGGCAAGATCAGCGACGCCATGCTGCTGGAAATCCTCCGTCGCGGCGAAGTCCTGCCCGACAACATCAACATCGAAGACGAACTGGAAGCCTCCACCACAAACGCACTGGCACTGCCAGAAGCCGCAGAGAACACCGGCGACGAGGACATGGAACAGCGCGAAGAGGAACTCGATTCTTAACTGCTAACCTATAAGTGTCCAAGTAACACATAACTGTGCCTGAAGAACAGCAAGCACCAGTAACTCCTGTGGAGGCTGTTGCCCCTCAGCCTGTGGCTGAAAGCTTTGATCTGGCCGCCCAACTCGAAGCACTTCGTGCGAAAAACCAAGAGTTGATTGCCGAGCGCCGCAAGGACCGCGAAAACCGCGAAAACCTCCAAAAACAACTTGATGAACTGCGCGTAGCGCAGGAATCCGCCAAAACCGCCAAGTTGGCCGAATCCGGCGAATTCAAAACTCTCTGGGAAGAGGCCCAACAAACAGTTGCTGACCTCAAACAACAACTAGCGGCAAAAGAATCGGAAGTCGAACAAATCCGTCACGGGTTTACACAAGAGCAAGTGAAATCTGCCGCGATTGCACAACTCTCCCAGGCTGGTGCACTGGCACCCGATCAGCTGTATCGTTTACTTCAGGAGAACCTACGCGCTAAAGAAGGTCAGCCTGTGGCTGTCGTCGGCGGCGTGGAAGTTCCAGTTGGTGAGTACATCGCCAATTTAAAAAACCCCGGCAGCGGTTATGAGCATCATTTTGCCGCCACGAACCGCGCCGGCATGGGTGTCACGGGTAGTGCCCGTGCTACTGCCCTCCCCGGCCAATCCAACCCTTGGACTAAGGAAGGCTGGAACATCACTCAGCAAATGATGATGCTTGCCAGCGACCCCGACAAAGCCAGGTTGTTGAAAGCAGAAGCCGGTATCAACTAGCCCCTGTGGGGCGACCTCCGCAAACCCATCTAGGAGCCCACAATGGCTGCTTCTCTCGAAAACTATTCCGGCGGAACATTCCTGTCGGATCTCGTCGCACGCCCCGAGTTTCTCGCTTACACCAGCGAGGGCATCTTCGAGCAATCGAAGTGGATCCAAAGCGGCATTGTGCAGCGCAACGCTGCTCTTGACGCCCGCAGTGGCGGCACCCGCGTCCGCGTTCCTTTCTTCGACCCCATCAACCCGACCGAAGAGCAAATCCTCTCCTCGGCTGCTTGGGGCACCTCTGGCGCTGGTTATCTGACTCCTCAGAAGTCGACCGCCGACGAGCAGATCATGACGATCCTGCACCGTGGTTTCGCCTACGCCGCAGACGACCTGAGCAAGCTCGGCTCTGGCGCTGACCCCTTGGCTCACGTCCGCAACCAGCTGACTGCCGCCATCAACAAGCTGAAGACCTCCACCCTGAAGGCTCAACTGCTGGGTCTGTTCGGTGGTATCTCCGGCGCTGGCGTTCTCGGCCCCAACCAGGTGGACGCCACCGGCACCACCACCGCAACCGAGGCTAACTACATCTCGGTTGCCAACGTCATCAAGACCAAGAACAAGCTGGGTGAGCGCGGCGAGGAGCTGGACTCCATCGCTATGCACTCTGCTGTTGCTTACTACCTGCAACAGGTGGGGATGCTGACCTTCAGCACCTCTGCTCTTGCAGCAGCCGGCGCCATCACCTGGGGCGGCGGCGGTGTGGGCGTGACCCAACCTGAAGTCGCAACTTTTGCCGGTCTGAAGGTTGTGATCGACGACCAGCTGACCTACCTGGCCGGTGGCACCGCCACCCACCTGGTGAAGTATCCGGTCTACCTGTTCAAGTCCGGCGTTATTTCCGAAGGTATCCAGCAGGACCTGCGCCTTGCTGCCGACCGCAACATCCTGTCCATGCAGGATGTGATCGCCGTGGATTACCACTACGGCTACCACGTGACCGGCACCAAGTGGGCCGCCGCTGGCGACAACCCCACCAACGCTGCCACCACCGGCAACCTGGCCGCCACCGCCAGCTGGAACCTCGTGTACAGCTCCACCAAGATGGTGCCTGTGGCCCGTCTGTTGGTTAACACTCCCTTCGATTCGACCGTCTACTGATCCAGTAGCTAAATCGAAATCAAAGGGGCCTTGCGGCCCCTTTTTTATTACTCCGCACCGAGACGAATTTGCTCTTGCCGCTCAAAGACAGCCGCCGAATCAATCGCCATCTTGTACGACTGCAGGATCAACTGGTTCACCAGTACATAAGAAACCTGCAGTTGTTCGCAAATTTCGGGAACTGTTGCACCTTTTTCACGCAACGCTTGGACCTCTTTAGCCACATCGGCCCACTTGCGAGGCTTAGAGAGATCAGCACTCTTCTGTTCAACTGGAGTACCCAGCTCTACGCTGGCCTCAACACTGGAGCTTCTACGGGGGGTCATGAAACGAGTCCGTCTCTTCGTACTACAGGATAACTGTCGCAGCTTTATTGACGTTCCTTACGGCCAACACACCGAGGCCCAAGCTGAACTGGAGATGTTTGGAGCCAAGATTTACCACTCGATGGTACTGAGCGAACCCGCCAAACAAAGGAAATCGCGCACTGGCGCTAGACTCAAACAAAGGCTGTACTAAACCGTGGCTGCTGTCATCGACGCCACTCTGGGTGGGGCTTCGGCCAACTCGTATGTGACGCTGGCAGACGCTGACGCCTATTTCGAAACCACGCCCGACTCTGGGACGTGGACAGACAAGACCAACGACCAGAAAAACCGCGCTCTGATTTCCGCCACGCGCTGGATCGACGCTCTGAGTTTTTACGGCGCCCGCTGCAGCACTACACAAGCCCTGAAGTGGCCACGTGAGGACTACACCGTCGATGGCATCGACCTCGCCTGCACGCTAATTCCGGTCGGCATCGAAATCGCCACCTACGAACTGGCACGCGCCCTCGCCAACGACACCGACGCCATCACCGGCAGCACAGGCACAACGGGCATCTACGACCAAGTTGAGCTGGGCGAACTTAAGGTCAAATACAACAAGACCAGCCAAACCAGCGGCGTAATCAACAACGTCTTTGACGTCTACCCCTGGCTCCAGACCTACCTAGGCCCTTACTGCATGGGCGGCGCCGCAAACTACGCCGTCCGCCTATTCCGGGGTTGATATGGGCCTGATCGACACCACCTTCGCCCCGATACCAACCTCCGTCCTTGCCGACTGGGGCCAAAACATTACGTACATCAAAACTTCAACACCACGCACCTACAACCCAACTACTGGTGCAGTCACTGGTGCTGATGTCACCGTGACAGTTAAAGCCGTCATCACGCGTGTCAGCCCTCGTGAGGCCGAAGGTTTATACCAAACAACCGACCTAAAGGTCATCATCGGCGCTAGCGAACTAGGCACCTACTACCCCACCGAAGCCGACCGCATCCAGTACCAGCAAGCTGGAGAAACCCGCGAGGCCAAGATCATCGCCATTACCACCTATCGCGGCGACAACCCGGTTTACCACTCCCTAATCGTGAGGCCCCAGTAATGGCGCGTAAAGGAAACTTTTTAAATGAACTGGACCGCTTAGGACAAAATCTGGACCGTCTTGCAGTTGCAGCTTTTAGTCGAGGGCCGGCCCGTGCCGCAGAAGAAATCGTCGTAGATCTACAAGAAGCAGGTCCTGTATGGTCGGGTAAGTTTTCAAACTCTTGGCAAATTGAAACCACTGACGGACGCCGCACTGCAGGTGATGGCGGTCCTGGTGCTCCCCGCCGTGTACCTGCACCACTACTTAGCGGGCGCGGTTTCGCCTTTGATGATGTTAAATACACCATCTCAAATTTCGCATCTTATGCAGACGAAGCACGCGACTTGGCAGAAGGCATTTTTATCGACCCAGGCACAACCCCGTTAAAGGAATACGAACGTGGCACGCGTGTTAGTGGCTATCGGGGCGATTTAATAGGAGATGGCGAAGGCCCCAACCGCAGCACAGCCCCACTCGACTGGTACACAACGTATGCCCGTGGTGGTGCTATAGATAGGCGCATACGCATCGAAATGGACGAGGAACTAGGACGCATCCGTCTATGAACTACCAAGCAATCCGCGCCGCTGTCGAAAATCCGCTTCTTACAGCGTTCGGCGCACTGGTACCACCAGTACCCGTTTATTTCGACAACATCACAGCAGTTCCGCCTAACACCACCACTGAGTACGTTCGCGTCAATGTTACTTTCGGTATTACCAACGAACCCACGCTTACCAGCAGCGTTGACAACGCCCGTGGTGCGATTGTTATCCGTATTTTCACAGAAAAAGGACGCGGCCCGGCCCGCAACCAAACCTTGCTGACTACAGCAGTAAATGCCTTGGAGACCTTGAACAACGCGGCTAAAACAACAAGCGGCGTATTTTTCCGAGTTGGCGAAATTAACGGGCCTACATTTTCCTCAACAGAAGAGGCTCCGCATTTCGTGGGGCGAATCGACACTTCTTACGTTGCAACTGTTTTGTCGTAGGTGATGCTTAACAACAGGCGCTAACCTGTATTAAGCCGGGCAGTGCCCGCCCAACAACGTTCATTTGGTACGCCCTATGGCCACCACCGTTCTGTCCGGCACGTCCGGCGCCCTCTACTACAAACCCGCTGGTACCACCGGCACCTTCGGCGAAACCGGTGTCAACACTGGCACCGACGTAATCACCGTTGCCCCTTACCTGAATTTCAAAGTAGGCGACCCGGTTAAGTTCCGCGTGGTGAACAGCCAAACCGGCGGCACCGGCAGCGGGACCCTGCCTGCGCCCATCTCTGACGCCACCACCTACTACGTGCTGAGCTACACCGCTGCCACTGGTGCACTCACCGTGTCCACTTCTGCCGGCGGCACCATCCTGGCCATTACCGACGACGGCACGGCTGTTGCCCCCAACGAGTTCGAGGTGTATTACGCCGACTACGCAGTTGTCGGCCAAGTCCGCGACTGGAGCTTCGAAATCAGCCGCGCCGAAATCGACGTCACTACCATCGGCCAAACCCCCGGCCAGTACGTGCCCTTCCGCAGCTACATCAGTGGTTTCGGTGATGGCACCGGGACCGCAACGGTCTACATGACCAACGAGGACGCCGCCCTGTCCAACCGCATGATCGAGGACGTGCTCCAGCGCCAGCAAAACGGCGCCGCCTTTAAGCTTTACACCGACCGCGTGTTTAGCGGCGGCACCCTGAGTGAGAGCCTGAGCCGTTCGATTGCCTTTGATGCAGTGCTGACCTCGGCCAGCCTGAACATCAACCCCGACGACGCCCAATCGGTAACTGTCAACTTCCGCCCTGCTGGCACCCCGACCTTCGACTTCAGCACCTCCGCCTGATAGTCTGCTGTCGCAGTCAGTTCAGCAAGCCCCGGCCCACAGCCGGGGTTTTTCATTTCTACTCCGCTACACTATTCCCATACCCCAAGCACTGGTATGCCCGTTCCTGTACGCGCAATCGACCGTCTCCGCAAGGCCGCCAACCTGGAGCCGACCAAAAAAGTAGTGGAGCTTTCCGACGGCAGCAAATTTGAAATGTGGGTGACGCCAATGACGATGGCTGAGCGCGAACGCGCCCAAAAGCAGGCCAAGTCCGACGATGCCAACGCCTTTGCACTTCAACTGCTGATCGCCAAAGCCCTCGATGAGTCCGGAGCCAAACTCTTCAACATCGGTGAAGTGGACGTCCTGAAAAACGAAGTGAAGGACAAAGATCTACAAGCTTTGATGTTGGCAATCCTGACCGACGACGCCGAGCCCATCGACCCAAAATCCTGAGCGCCGAACTCCGTAAGGACAACTGGCTCATGCTTCAATTCGGCGTCGCCAAGGAACTGGGCCTAACCCTTACCGAAGTTCGGACGACCATGACTGCTGAGGAATTACTCGGCTGGAGCGCCTACTTCCAAATCCTGAACGAAGACCAGCAGAAGGAGATGGACAAGGCCAGACGCCGCCGCTAACCCGGCGGCTTTTTACCTCGTAAACTGAAGTACCAGAGTGTGGCGTGGAGCCGTGGCCTACAGAGCCGATATTGAAATTGCGGTACGTGGCGCCCAAGACCTTAAGCGGCTTCAGAACGAAGTATCTGCAACATCAAAACTTGTAAATCAGCTAAGCAACTACCTAGAAAACATAGGTAGCGGAGGCATTGTTCGAAACATCAATAATTTACGTGATGTCGTAGGCCGCGCAGCTGCTGCGTTTAACGAAGCCGCTTTGGGCACAGATGAAGCAACTATTGCAGCGAAAAAATACATAACAGCAACAAACGAACTTAATACCGGCTTACGTGAAAGAGCTGAGCTACTAAAACAAATCACTGAGCAGGAGCGAAAAGCGAAGCTTGCTGCCGCTGGCGTAAGAGAGACTACGCAATACGCTGGTCCTATCGGCCCCGGCCAAGCTTCGGCAGTTGCACTATCTTCACAACTGCGCGGACGAACGGAGCAGATACTTGCCGAACGTAAAGGACGTACTGAGCTAAATGCTGTACTACAAGACCAATTTGAACGAGAGCGTCAGCTTGCTAATTCGAAGCTAGATGCGCAAGCAGCAAAAGTTCAAGCTGCTCTAGAAGCTCAAGCAGACGCCGCCGCCGAAAGCGCTAATCAGACACAAAAACTCGCAGATAGACAGCAAGAATTTACACAGCGTACAGAGGCTGCAGCTCGCGCAGCTCGTACACAAACTGCTGAGTTTATCCGCCAACAAAGGCTACAAAAAGAGTTTTTAAGGGGTCAGACAGTCGGAACGGTTGAATTCGCGCCAGGTGGGCCAGGATTCAGCGGCGGCTTTACAAGAGGACAACGAGAAGCCGCAAACGCACAAGCAATACTTAAAACAAAACAACAAGAAAACGCGGTTAGGCGAGAAACTCTACAGTTAATAACCAGAGAAGAACTATTTGAAATCAAACTCAACAAAGTACTAGAGCGCAATGCTACTGCCGTTGCCAAACGAGCGACAGGTAGAAAACAAGCATCTGAAGCAGCAGGTAATGCCATCATTGGCGGCGCGTTTCCCTTACTTTTCGGTCAAGGACTTGGTGCAGCTGTCGGTGGTGGCGCAGGCGGTGCCATTGGAGGCGCATTAGGAGGCTCTTTTGGTTTCGGCTTATCTCTTGTAGGCACTGCACTAGGTAGCGCTTTTGATACAGCCGCTAATTCTGCTAGAGATTTTGCAAAAGCTTTGCGCGGAACCGGGGATGCCACGCAGAGTCTTGAAGCTCTGCTAGGAGGCTTAAATCCTCAAACGCGCACCCTTATAGCTAACCTTCAAAGCAGTGGGCAGACAGCACGCGCTGCCGAGGTAGCCTTTAACGAACTCAGCAACGTAATCGGAAGGGAAAATACAAAGGCTCTTCAAGACGCAGGTAACGGCTGGGACAACTTTGGCAAGCAAGTTAAAACTACACTCACTTTAATCACAGCTGAGGTTATTAAAACGTTTAAGGAAATTGAACGTACTAATCCTCAAAAAGGAGGTTTTTCTATTGCCAGTTTTATAGGCCAAGTTGCTCTGCAAGGAGAGAAGCGGCAACAGGCTGCTGCTGCTGTTACTCCAGAAGCTGCCCA